TGCCGCTGTCCACGTTGCGCGAGATTCTGACCAACGAACAACAAACCGATTTTAAGTTGGAAGAGTTTAAGGAAGAGGAATTTCTCAACGCGCGATTCCAGTTCGATGTGCTGGCGGGCTCGCATCTCGCGGCGAAACAGCAAATGGCGCAAAGCATGGTGATGATGGTGCAGCTCTTTGAGAATCCTCAGATGATGCAACAGCTCACCTTGCAGAACAAAAAAGTCAACATCGAAGAAATGTTTCACATGCTTTTCGACCTGTCCGGCTACAAAAATTATTACAACGTGATCCAGGACATGACGCCGCAGGACGCGCAGCGCGCGCAGCAACAGAATCCCGCCGTGGTGGCCGCGCAGTCCAAGGGCCAACAGCAGCAAACGCAGTTCCAGCAGAAGTCACAGCTTATCGACCAAGAAAACGAAGCTCGCGCGGCGCGCGACGTTTTGCGAATGCAGATTGAAAAGGCGGAGCGCGGAGAGACCGTGCAAGGCACGCCGGGCACTGAAGGGCTCGGATCGAACGAGGCGGGCTAATGGAACCACGAATTGCCAGTCTGGTGAGTATCTACAACTTGCCGGGCTATCAAGTAATTTTCGAATTTCTCGAAGCGGAATGCGCGACGTTGGAGCGCGCCGTTTTCGAAACCGATCCAGCGGATGATGCGCGCGTAGTGGCAGCGCACCGTGTTGCCGTGGGCGCGCGTTGGGCGGTGACTGAAGCGAAAAAGAAAATCGAGCGAACGGTTTCTGAAGCGGGCGGTACTGCACCGCCGCCGTTATCGCGAGAACAAGAGGATGAAATTTATTTGCGCGGGTTGAATTCGTAACTCAGGTGCGGATTGCACCAGGGGGAAGAAAAATGGCCACGGAAGTTAATCCACTGGAAGGAATCCAGCAGGATAAGGACGGAAATTATTTTGATGTGGTGGACTTGGGAGACGGCTCCGGCCCGCAGGTATACAAGGGGAAAACTCTTGGGGAAGTCCTGGCGCAATATCGCAAAGCGCAGGCCAACGCCACGCGGAAAATTCGTGAGCAGGCGCTTCAACTAAAGCTGCGCACCACGCCAGACCCGGCACAACCGCTGCCCGATTACACGCCGCATAACCCAACCGCCGATGAGCTGTGGCAGTTGAGTGAGGACTTGAAAGACCCGGCGAAGGCTCCCGCCGCCATGCGCCGTTCCACGGAATGGCAGCTCGGAACCACCATTGACGATGTACGCAACACGCTGGCGGAGATTCGTGCGCAGCGTGCGCGCGAGGCGCTGTTTGCCAATGCGCGGGCTTTCATGGATTCGCATCCAGAATTCAAACCGTGCCTGGAGAATGAACAAGCCATCTACGCCTATCTCGACAATCACAAGATGGCGTACACCACGAAAAATTTTGAGATTGCTTTTGAGGAGCTGAAACCGGGATTGGTTCTCATCTCTCCAAGGCCATCGCAACAGGGGAACGAGTCAGATGCTCGGATTGAGCAGGTTACACGGCCCCGCACCGCAGCCACTGGATTGAGCCCACGTAGTTCTTCGGCGGTACCTCCGAGGGAAAACGTGCCAGTTCAAAAAGGGAAGCTGACCGCCGCAGAAATTGACGCAATGCCAACAGCAGAGCTTGAACGCAAACTCCGTGATCCGGCGTGGGCGGCTGAAGCTGAAAAAGTTCTGCAAGCGGCTAACGCCAACCGGCGTTGAACCCACACACGAGGAGACTAAATTATGGCGGGTTACAACCCGGCCAGTAACCTCACGTCGAATCTGCCTCAAACCCAAGCGAAATTTTACGATAAAAATTTCTTCGACAATTTGAAGTTTGAGACGCCGTATCTACGTGTTGCTGAACGCCGACAGTTACCAATGATGTCCGGTAACACCATCGTATTCTTTGAATACCCCGTTTTTGGTCCCAACACGAACCAGTCCGCAGAGGGTACGGTTGGAACGGGCTTGACCATCACGCCGCTGACGAACCAAGCAGTCATTGGTGAGTACTCGGATTACGCATCGTTTTCTACGCTCGCGACCTTTACCGGAATCGATCCGATGGTTACGAACGTATCGAAAGAAATTGCCTACCGTCTCGGCCAGTCCCTCACCATTTTGGTGCGAACTGCGGCTGAGGCGTGGATTGCTATCGATGCCTCTACCTCTACGCAACTGGCCGCCGCCAGTCCGATGACCATCCTGAATATCCGCGCTGGTGTGCAGTCCCTGGCTGGACGCGGCGTTCAGCCTTTCCATCAGTCGGAAGCGAAAATGGGTGGAGTGATCCATCCGTTTGTGGTGGGAGATGTTTCCAACGATCCGTCCAACAATTCGATTATTGACATCTGGAAGCACACCGTTACCGGCTTGGACCGTCTAGAAAGCCTGCCCGGTGTGGACCTCCAGGAGACCATCGAATTTGCTGGAACTGGAATTCGATTCCACCAGACTTCTCTCGTCACACAGACGCCTAATTACAAGAGCAGCGGCAACACCGCGCAGCGCACCTACATTTTCGGCAAGGATGGCGTTGTCGCTATCGACCTGAACGGCGGCGGAGACACCGCGTACGGCGATGGCAATTACCGCACGATTCGGCCTCTCGTTCGTCAGAACGTGGAGCCGAGCGTTGCCGATATGGCCGGGGTGATTAGCGGCTGGACTTCTTACCGCATCCACTTCACAACCACGCTGGTACCCGACACCACGTCGCGTATCCGCACTATCGATTCGGTTTCCGCTATCAGCTAACGATGGCTCCTTAGTTGATGGCCGGACGCTTCGGGCGTTGTGCGTAGAACAGCGCCCACTTTTTATGCTCAAAGAATACGGTGTAGCTTCTGCACGAACTGGCCAGATTGCGAAGGGCGGGAAACCCTTCACGCTGGAACAAACCGGCCTGGACATCATTGACCAGCCGGACGAAGAAGATAAGCGCTCACTCGCTGAAGTGGAAGCGTTCTCGCGCACGGATAATTTCGTTAAGTCCACTCAGCAATCCACGGAACTGGCGCACAAACTCACAGAAGAAAACGCAGCGGCGGTGCGCGATTTTCGATGGGCGGAACAGGATGAGCTGAAAGCGCAAGAGGAACGCATTGGCCGAATTCTGCACGAGAACGATTTTTTCTTGAAGCTCGAAAGTCTTATCCCGATCCGCCGCAATGACTGGACCGCACGCGGGATGCGCGGCTTTTGTGTTTTGGAAAATGGCAACTGGATTTATCCGAATGCTGCCGTGCAAGTGGGCTACATGACGGAGTACTCCATCATGGAATTTGACCACCACGACCTGCCGGTTGCCGAAAAGTTTCGCGGTTGGCGCACGGTCCTCTTGCGCCTCATCATCCAGGGCTATTTAGACGAAAAAGCAGCGCACGAAGTTTTTGGGATGCCGCCCATCAATGACGCGTCCCGGCGTTATCGCCACAACTTGTGGCGGTATCGGAATCGAGGAAAGTAAAAATGCCTGAAGATAAAAACCGTCAACAGTTGTTGAACGAAAAAGAAGAACTGGAACTGGAGAAGTTGCGCGCTGAAGTTATGCAAATGCGCGCCACTAACGAGCAACGCCGCGAAGCGCGTAAGGACCAAGAGCTGGCATTCCGCGATGCGGAGCAAAAGGCGGCCAATCTATCGCGCAACTGCAATCACAAAAAGGGCGGACGCGATTACGCCAGCACCGCGAAGCGTGGCGACGGCGACAACTACTCCATCATCCCTCACACTATGCCGCTCGGTGAAACCATCATCCTCTGCACGCGCTGTCTTTTTATTTGGAAACCGGGGACCTCCGAAAAATTCATGCCGGACGGGAGAACTCCTAATCCAACCGGCATTCCGTACCAGATTGCGCTTCGTTTCCCAACCGACAATTCGCCGAGTGGTTCTGTGCTTTTCGGAATCCGTCCGCAAGTGATGATGGCTCCCGAAGCGGCCTAAAATGCCCAACTCTACGGTGACGCTGCAAAGCGTAGTGGACCACGCGCGCACGTTTTCCGAGCTTAATCCCGTCCTGGCCAGCGGCGGTTTTTCGCAGCAACCCGCTCTCACCATCGCCAACGATACGATGACGGCGTTCCTCTCGCCGAAAATGAATTTCAAATTTAATCGGAGCAGGGCTCCGGTTTTTTACACCAATTCTTTTCAGCAAGACTATGGCGCGAACAACGTGAACATCGCATGGGCGGAGCATTCGATCATCATCGACATCAACAACACTGCTCTGCCCAAACCTATTTGGACCCTGGAAGTAGTCCGGGACCTCGAAATGACATTCCAGCAATACGGGATGCCTGGACAGGTGTGCTGGCTCCCTAACGATCAACTCACCTATGGCGTGTGGACCGCCAACACAAAGTACGGACAAATGCTTGGCGTGCCGTCCGGCCCGGCGAATTCCATCAATCAAATTCAGGACCCGAATGGAAATTTCTGGTACGTCTCCAACAACCTCGCGCAAAGCGTAACCACTGGCTCAACACAACCGGCCTGGACTAACCCGCCCGCGTTTCCTACTTACACAAGTCCCGGCACTGCGGCCAGCACTGTGAACGATGGCACCGCCGTGTGGACCGCGCTGAATCCCAAGGGCCAGGGCTGGCGCATCAATCCACTGCCTCCGCAGACCGGCGTGGTGTACCAAGTAAACGTCATCACACAGAATCGCCCGATCCAGTTCACCGCCATTGGCCAGACCATCGAACCGATCCCGGACGATTACGCTTCGTTTTTCCGCCAGGGCTTTGTCGCGCACGCTTACCGCCACTCGCCGGAAATGAAAGTGCGTTCGAAATTTCAATCCGAGTACAGCTTGTGGATCAACGCGCTCATGGAGTCCACGGCGAAGTCGGATCGTGAACGAGACTCCGCTGGTTTCTATCCATCGCAAAACATCCTCGACAGTAATTACACCATCGATGTTGGACCGGCGTGGCCCTTTGGCGGATTCACGGGAATCTAATGGCGTCCACTATCACACTGGCTGCAACAACCGCGTGGGTGCAGCCGTTCATGCGCTACCAGAGCCTCACGGTAGGCACTTCGAACGAGCCCGCAATCACTTCAGCCAACACCGTGAAGCAAACGATTCTTAGCCCGCCATTTATTTGGCGATGGAATCGCGCCACGGATTCGAGCACCAGCACCGTGGCCGGTACGCAGGATTACGCTGTTGCACTTTCCACTTTCGGCTATTTCGAAAAAGCCACGGTGACAGATAGCAACGGGATTGTGACGGAGCTGGAATGGAAACAGCTTCTCTCAGCGGAAAGTTCCGGGACTCTTGTGCGCGCCCGGCCCACGTTCATCTCCACGCAATCGGACGATAACGCGGGAAACATTTCGTTTCGGCTGATGCCGGTGCCGGACGCGATTTACCTGCTCACAATTATTTTTCAGAAAGCTCCGGTCCTGTTTGCCGCCACCACGGACACGTGGGCTCCGATCCCGGACTACATGGCGTACTTGTACAACCGTGGCCTGCTCGCCTTCGGCCTGGAGCTGATGGACGATGCCCGATTCACGGTTGAGCATACGCGTTTTCTTGCGCAGCTCCTTTCCGCCGCTGAAGGACTCACGGAAATGGAGAAAAATATTTTTCTTGGCAACGTGCTGAACACCGCAGCGCAAGGTCAAAACGCTTCACTCCGTACGCAGCAAGCAACCCAAGCCCGTGGAACTTAATGCCCAACCTTTTGCAGATGTCCGGCGCGCAGCCGACAAAGCAAACACGCTTCGCGCCGATTTTCATCAATCGTAGTTTCAGCGGCCTGTACACACAACGAAACCCGTTGCGTGATCCTTCGGACACCATCCGCGAAAAGTTTTATGGTGGGCGGCCCGATGCGTTGCTGGCGGGCTCGAATATCGAACTGACTAACCGGCTGACTCTCGCGCGCCGTCCAGGGCTCTCCGCGTTTTCCACTGCTACCTATCCGAATGCGCCGGACTATTTTTATTCGTTTCAAAAAGCGGATGGAACGATTGACGTGATCGTGGACACGTCGGCGGACATCTATGTGGACAACCAGGACGGGACGAAAACTTTAATCGTCGCGAAAGCCGCTGGAGCCGTTCAATCGCAATTCCAAGGCGTGGGAAGCACGCTCTACATTGGCGATGGTGTTGACCTCCTAAAATGGAACGACTTCGGGCTTGGCGTTCCCGGAAACAATAACGGCGGCTCGAATCCCAGTTGGAACTGGGGCACCGTCGCACCGAAAACTCCGCCCACGCTCACGATTACTTCTAGCGGCGTTAGCGCAGTCACGTGGGTGACAGGAACGGTTTATTCCACGATGGGCATTCTCGTGGATTCGAACGGGAAGATTCAGCAGCTCAACAGTGTAAACGCGTCCGGTGTCAACACCACACAGTACGGCATCAGCGGCAATGGCACTCCAGCGTGGAATTCCACGCCGGGCGGCCCGACTTCGGACGGCTCCGTAACCTGGACAAATTTCGGACCTGTTGGAGTTTGGGAAGCGGCACACACTTTCAACAATGCGAGCAGCGGCGGAACAGCGGCGAATCCCTGCATCATCTACGATCCGGGATCGAATTCCTGCTACATCAACATCCGCCCTGGTGGAAGTTCAGGAGTCAGTGGAAGTATTCGCCCCGCGTTTACCGGAACTTTTGGCTCGATCTTCAACGATGGGACGGTCAAGTGGATATGTTTGGGCTCGCCGAAACAAGGTGCCACGTGGCTGCCTAGCCACACCTATCCGGCTCTCGGAACGGTCACAAATAACGATGCCGTTTCATCGATCATGGAGCCCGTGGGCCTGCCTGCGCCGAGCAACACCACCGTGTTCTGGCAGACTTCAGGCGGCGGCACATCGGGCGGGAGTGGCACTGCACCGAAATGGGGCACCGTTCCAGGACAGCTTTCTCAGGACGGTGATCTTATTTGGGTGTGCCAAGGCTCCGCAACGTGGGCTGCACTTACTCCCATAACCGCGTGGGGCGGCCAGGGCCAGCTTCTTTTTTCTGCCATCAAGGATTCGAATTCGAACATTCAAGTTTGCGTTGTTTCCGGGACTACCGGAGCCTCCGCGCCAACGTGGGAAACGAACTATAGCGCGACTACCAATGACGGAAACGCGAAATGGGTGTGCGTTGGGAATTCGCTATCGTGGGCCGCGAATACGAAATGGTATCTGCCCGTGGCTGGATTCTCACCGCCCACCGCTTCGCAGCCATACGGCGGAGCTGCGATTGAGGACTCGAATAAAAACGTTCAGTTCGTAATCGCCAGTGGCAAGAGCGGAGCAAGCCAACCCACGTGGAATGGTGTGGGCCAGACTACCACGGACAATACGATTACGTGGTTCTGTACCGGAGCCTACAACAACAACTTTTTCTCGTGGACGAAGGGCCATACGTGGGCTTTTTCCTTTGGCTCGCGAACTGCATCGGACCCGTACAACACCACGCCGCCGCCCGGCTTGATGAATCCGCTCGGCCCGCCGACAGGCAGCGCCAGCGGCGCAATTTCCACGGCATCTCCTATCGCAGTTGTGACCGGAGCAAACACGGGAGCAGTTGTAACGGTTTCCGGTACCGGGAGCACCGATCCGCAAGTAGACACAATTTATATTTGGCGGGATGCGGACGGCGGTGGCGCGGCCAATATGTTTTTCCTCACCGAGATTCCGAATCCCACGCCAGTGGGCGGAATGGCGCAACCGTGGATGTTTAACGATTACATCCCGGACGTGCCCACGGCAACGTTGCCAGGGCTGAACAACCTTATCCCTGCGCCGATTGATGCTTCGAACGATCCGCCGATTGCTGGATTCAAACCAGACGCGTACCACTTCGGAAGAGTTTGGGGACACGTTGGGAATACCGTGTACTTCAGCGGCGGACCCGACACTCTGACCGGCAACGGGAACGAAAGTTTTCCTCCGGCAAATTCTTTTAGCTTTCCTGGAATGGTGACGCGCTGTGTTGCGGTGCCCACGGGCTTAATGGTTTTCACCGTGGATAACACTTTCATCATTGCGGGCGGCCCATCATTGGCGAGCTTCTACAGCCAGCCGCTTATTCCCGGAACTGGCTTGCTCTCGTTCAATGCCCTGGACATGCTTGGCGGAGTGATTTTTCTTTTCACTTCGGACCGGCAATTCGTTTCTATCGATCCGAGCAGCGGTGAGAGTGAAATTGGTTTCGCGATTGGCGACCAACTTTCGAATTTCAACCCGTCCAACGTTTACGTTGCCTCGCACATCTCCGGCTCCAAAGACAAAGCCGTATACGTCGCTGACGGAAGCACGGGATGGTATCGAATGAATCCCAACCAAGCCCCTGAAGGCGGCGCGGTGTGGAGTCCGTTCGCGACGATTACGGGCGGTTGCCAAGCAGTGCAAAGCATCGAAGTAAGCCCTGGCGTTCACCAGTTGCTAGTCGGTCCAACCGGAACGAACGCATCTATCTCGAAACGGGACCTCGGCGTTTTCACTGACAATGGCTCCGCGTACTCCTCGAATTTTACGATGGGCACTTTGATTCTGGCCCAACCGGGACAGCTCTCAGAACTGTCCTTCATTACCCTGGACCTCGTACGCACGGGAACTGCACCAACGGTCAAGTTTCTACTGGACGAAATTACAGGAACGTTTATTCAGTTCACCGCGTCCAGCGTTTCCGATCCGCCAGAGCTGTATGGAGCTGGCGGCCATCCCGCATCGCTATTTTCGAATCGCTACTACTTCAATTCCACGATGTCCGGGAACACCTTGCCGCCTCCGGCATGGTGCCGGTTTATGCAGATGCAACTCGACTTTGGAAACACAGACACCGTGCAGAATGAACTTCTGACGCTGACCGTTTTCGGAGCGCATTACCAAGAACGCTAAAATGCCACGCGATCCGGCTCTACAACCTGACATGGCCACACTGGAAGCTGTGGCTCCCGCTGCGCCCGCCGCTGCGCCTCCGGGAATCCAGGACTATCCACCCTCGCCGAATCCTTTTCTGCGGAGCCCGCTCCCGCCTACGCAATTTCTTCAGCCGGACGCGTTGCGCCAGTTCTACCAGAAAGGCAATCCGCAATATCGGTTGCTCCCGTTGCCGCCTAACGCGTCCGCCGCGAACAACTCTTTCGCGCAAAGCATTTCGAAACAAAACACGGCGTCCAACGTAGTCTCGGACCTGGACCTTTCGCTGGTGATGCCAAAGGAATTTAATGTTGCGGGCTCGCCGATTACCACGCTGGACGGAGAATTCGATGTCACATGGGCACCAGAGCTGCCACATACATTCTTGAAGGGAATCGCCGTCCCCGGAGTTTTGGATATTCTCGACAAAGTTGGAACGGAAGGGACGGCGCTTTCATTTTCGGACACCGTAAGCCAAACACCTACGAATGCGGGCGAATTCTTTTTGTTTGGCGCAAATCCGTTTGCGATTAGCGGGGAAATTAGTTTACTCCAAGGCGTGAACGGCGGGAATGTGTCGTGGACTCCCATAACCGCAATTGACCTAATCCGCACCGCGACGGCGGTTAATAACAACCTCACATCTGTAACGGCAACGGTGGATTTGCTCGCAAATTGGGCAGTCGCGTTGCTTTCGTTTGGCGTGGTTGCTGGCAAAGCGGGACAGGTAATTCAATCGTTTCATCCATCGGAAGGCGTCACCACATCATTTCCAATCGCGCCCACGCCAGGGAACACGCTTTTTCTAATCGCCATCGGAGCAAATACTTTTACTGGGGGACCGGGCTTCGTCACAGTCACGGACACGCAAGGGGATGCATTTATCGAACTCGCGAACGTGCAAAATCCGGGGAGCACCGCAAATGATTCACAACCTCAAGTAATTGTGATGGGCGCGGAAAATATCGCGGGCGGTGCGGGAACAATTACATTCCACGGTTCTGGCGGCGTGACCGGCTTTCATCCATTCGGTTATGTGGTGGAAGTTGCCAACCTCGCGCCGGTCAAAGGCTCGGTTGCGTTCCAGAGAATTATCGGCTCGGATATTCTCACGCCGTACGGCCCGCTAAACAACACGGACCCCGCTGCGCCTCCAGGGAACACCAACGTCACATGGCAGCTCGACACGGGCAACGGAAAATTGTCCGCCTACGTGCCTGAAGGGGTGAGCACCATCAATGGTGAAACCGGCGCAATCACGCTCGAAAGTTTGGACGGCTCTGTCACCATTACGGAGCCCACAAGTTCCACGATTGATTTTTCCGTAGTGTTTCCCCCTTCGGGAGATTTTAACAAAAGCATGAGCGTGGATGCGGTTGCGATGTCCGATGACTATTGGGTTTCCGTGGATTCCGGCACGTACGATCAGTGGCTCCCTTCTGTAGTTACCTAAAATGGCAATCACACTTAGCAGTACCACACCCGCCGCCGTGGCGGGATCGAAAAACGTTGCCTGGCAAAAAGATGGTTCAGGCAATGTGTCTGGCGAATTCTCTGCTCCGGTTGCTTTTGGCGTCTACAACCAGGGTGTGGGATCGACCGCACAAGTTTTATTGGTGATGATCCCAACCGCTGCGATTGCATTTCCGTCCGGCGCAACCAATTCGAGTGCTGTAGCGGGAGTGGCAGCTACTGGTTCAACCACTTTCACATTCAAGAAAAACGGTACCAGTTTTGCCACGTGTGTTTTTGCCGCGTCCGGCACAAGCGGAACTTTTACCCTCGCAACTCTAACCGCGTTCAACGGGACTTCGGACATTTTGGAAATTGACGGACCGGGAACGGCGGATGCCACACTCGCAAATTTTAGTTTGGTCCTCGCGGGGTACAGAACCTAGTGGCTATCGCACTCGTTCAATTCATCGTCGTAGACAATAACGCCTCCGGTGGGACTGGCATTTCGCTGGCATTTTCGGGGAACGTCACCGCTGGCAATGTTTTGTGCGGGTTTGCACAGTTGTCTTTTGTTGCACCTTCAAGCGTGACAGACACGCAAGGGAACACGTACTCCCTAGTATCGGGACAAACCGCAGTTTTTACGGCGGTTGCTTCTTCTACCGGCCCGTGTACTGTGACGTTCCACGGCACGCCGGGGGGCAACAACTTTAATTTACTCGCGGAATATAGCGGCGCAACCGCCACGGTAGGACTTGGGACCTCGCTCGGAACGAATGTAACCGCTGTCAGTAACGGACCTATCACTATCGCAAGTCCGCCTGAAGCGGTTGTCAGTTTTTATTCGACCTACGCCGGTCCGGTTTATACGTCCACGTCTGGCGCGATTCAGCAGAGCGGCGGCGGGGCTCGTTCTGCATTCTGCCATAACCTCAGCGTCTCGGCATCGCCCTACACGGAAACGGGATCGTTAAACTCTAACCCTTTCGGTGGCGGCTTTACTTCGATTGTGTTGGGCGCAGGAGGACCGCCGCCGCCAAGCACGTCCAAAACACAACTCATCATCAATCTATAAATGCTGACATTGCGGAAGGCACAACCGTCTGACCGCGAAATGATTGCGGCCTGGATGGCAGCGGATGAATCGCACCACGCGTACAGTCCAGACCTCTTTTTCAAAGAGGATTCCGAAACTTTCATTTTTGTGGATGAGCAAGGACCGATCTTAGTTGTGAACGTTGCACGGGCACTGCGCGCGTTTGTCCAGTTCGCGCCGAATGAAGCAAGGCGAACACGCGTGGCCCTACCTGAAGCGTTTGGCTTCGTGAAAAAGTCCGCCAAAGAAGCCGGTTTCCGCGAACTTATTTTCGACAGCGTGAGCAAGCGAGTGATTGCCTTCTGTAAAAAGCGGCTCGGCTTTAGCGAAGTCCAGCACGATTTTCGCGCGTACCTGTGAGGCTCTATGTGTGGCAGTAGTGGAGCACAAAAAAATATCTCGGCGGGACAGCAGAATTTTTTCAACTCGCTCCAGCAGAACTATGCTTCGGAATTCGCTGGCCAGCAATCGATTCTCAACTCGCTGAACGCCGCTTTTCAACCGATCCTCGCGGGCGGGCCTAACGCGCAAGGGTTTAGTCCCGCCGAAAGTGCCGCGCTGAATACTCAGGCGATGAACACAACCGGCGCGAATTACGCGAACGCCGCGCGCGCCACTAATGAGCAGATGGCCGGACGCGGCGGCGGCAACGCGTATCTGCCAAGCGGTGTGAACGCGCAGATTAGTGGAACTATCGCCTCGCAGGCGGCGGGGCAACTCAGCGCAGAACAGAATCAAAACCTCTTACAGAATTACGGCCAGGGCCGCCAGAATTTTTTCAACGCAGCGGGAGCACTCTCCGGCGCGGCGAGTCTTTATAACCCTTCGGGATTCGCTGGACAGACCACGGGCGCGGGAAACGCTGCATTCGGCTCCGCCACACAGATGTACAACCAGGGCAACCAATGGGTTGGCGCTCTCAGCGGCGCGCTCGGCGGTGCAGTTAGCGCCGTGTCTGGCGGTTTGACAGGCGGACTCGGCACGGAGATGTCTAAGGTAGGCTCCGGGAATTTTGGATGGTAGAACTATGCCCACAACTGGACCTGTAGACCCCGCAAAAGGCCACACCGACCTCGCGCTCGCGACTGCCGCAGATGAATCTCGCCCGCGTAGTGCAGGCGATTTTCCTGATCTTCCCGATGCTCCCGACATTGGTGTGGGCGGAGGACCCGCAGGAAAAGCGGGCGCTCTTGGCGCTCCCGTTGGCCCGCCGCGTCCGAGTGTTGCTGATAAAGTTGCGGGATTTATTTCGAACGGGCAAGGTACGCCCGGCTCCGTGTGGCGTGGAATTCTTTCTGGCGCGTTGAGTGGGATGGTGGCAGGAGCTGGCCAGGGGCATTTCGGTGCGGGCATGGCGGCGGGCGCACAGGCCCAACAGAAACAACAGCAACAGCAATTTGAAAATCAGCAACAGGCAAGCCAGCAAGCGCAAATGGCGAAATTGCGCAACGCGCAGATTGCCGAATTGAATCATCGGATCGTTTCAGACACGTGGGACCTTACCAACCGACAGTCCACCGCCGCCGAGCAACACGCGGAATTCGAAAACAATATGAAGAAAGAAGCCCTGACTGTACCGGGCTCTGTAGACCTTGGCGTTGTAAAAAATGCTGATGACCTCGTGGCGTTACATAACGATCATCCCGACTTGCCGAGTGACATGGCGAAGGGAAATATTTTTTCGGTTCCGCACTTCTCGCCTGTTGTGGGTGCTGACGGGAAACCCACAGGGGAACAAAAGTACGATGGCGTTTCGGCTTTCTACATTCCGCCCGATGCCGGGAACCAAAAGATTGACCACGATATTAGTGTGCCGATCTTCGAGCCGGGGAAAAAGCCGGGCGAGGCGGGCCACTACGGGACGCAGACGTTAAAGGCGGGCTCCTTCGTCACAAATAAAGAAGCGTTTCAACTCCTGTCCAGCCGCTCCGCTGAAGCTGCGAAGTACGATAACGATAAATCGATAGCACAGGCACAGAAAGCCGCCGCCGATGCGCAGGCCGCGCTCGCGAAGGCCCAAGGCGGAGCCGCCGCCGCCGATGCTGCGAAAGAAGAAGGAGAGAGCATGGTGGACGGGCTTATGGACCCGACACAGCTCAACAAACGCGCGAAGGATTACGATGCGAAAATCTCCGCCGCGAACGCGTATTCGATGAAAAAGTTTGGAACGAAATTCGATCTTGCCAAAGCGCAATCGGATTACAAATTCGCGAACAATCCCGCCACGCAAAACACTCTCCGCTATCTCAATTCACTAACCGGACCGGACAACCAGTCCGGGAACCTTGGCGAATTGGTTCGCGTTTCGAACACCGTTAAGCGCACGGAATTCCCCGCGCTGAACGATGCAGCGGCGTGGGCTCGCCTCCAGACTGGCGATAAGTCCATTGCCGCGTATCATACGGTTGTCACAGAAGTGGCCGACCAAGTTGCGAAAATTCTACAAGGCGGCGGCGGTGGCGGATCGTCTGACCTGAAAATGAAGCAAGCGATGGATATGTTCCGGGACGGTTTCACAAAGGATCAAATGCAGACCGTGGCCACGGAGCTGCGCGGGCTTTTGGGGAATCGCAAGAGCGGCCTCATTGGCAACAACCGTTATCTGAATCGCTGGTTTCAGAACGAAGTGCAGAACAACCCGACAGGCCAGACGGAACAGGGCGGCGGCGGCGCTCCTGGCCCCGCTGAGAATCCGCTGAAGTTGGCACTCTAATGCCCGATCCCACACAGCAACCACAACCCGCTCCGGCTCCAGCTCCGGCTCCTGCGCCGGGCGGTGCGCCAGCTCCCGCTACAGGACTCGACATTCCTACTCTCGCGAAAAAAATCAAAGACCAATACCCGGCGTACTCCGGCATAGACGATACGAAACTCGTTCACAGCGTCATCCAGAAATATCCGGTTTACCAAAAGAGTCTCAGCTCGGAAGCGCTCCAACAGATTGCTGGCAAGCCGATAGAAAACTACGGATTCACCGCGCGCCATTTGGGCGGGCAGGCGCTACAAGGTGCGGGTGAATTGGTGAGCGGGCTTTATTCGATGGGAAAAGATATTTTATTTCCAGAAGGAACCACCGAAGCGGACAAGATTAAATTTCTCGCGAACAAATACATCATCGATCCGGCGAAGGAGCAGGAGCGCTTGATGCAGTCCGCGCCAACTACATCCGAAAAATTTGGCCACGGGCTGGCCGCCGCTGTCCCGCTAGTCGGACCGTGGGCCGCTGGCCTTGGCGAGCAGGCCGGAAAGGGCGACGTGGGTGGCGCTCTCGCGCGTGGTGGCACTCAGTACGCGCTCGGTGAATTCGGGCCGAAAGTTTTGAAGGGCGCGGCGGAGAAACTTGGAAAGGTGACTGGCACGGGTGGATTCTCGCCGGTTGAAGCGCTCGAAAAAGCTGGCCGCCCTACCGTTTATGACCGGAATTTTCAGGAGAGCGCACAGCGCGCACTCCCGCGCCTGATGGATGAGAATAAAATTGAGCCGATTAAGGACGAAGGGGGCTTGGCGGACGCTGCGCATAACGCTGCGGAAAAGCTGTGGAAAACTGAACGAGAGCCGCATATCGCCACGTGGGCAAGCGACTTACTCCAGGGCCGCTCTGTGGCAAACGCGATCCGTAATGGAGTAGATGAAGGGATGCGCGACTTGTTCCCGGATGAGGCGGCGAAGGCCGATGCGATGGCCGATAAGCTGGACGGTCCGATAACTTTGGGCAAGGCCAACGCGTACCTACGCACGTTCAACGCGAAACTAAAATCTTTTTACAAGATGGACCCGCAGGCGCGCTATGCGAAGGGTGTAACGGACGCGCAGATTGGTGCGATGGAAGATGCCGCTGGTGAGCTGC